TCTTTTTCTTGTGCTTCTTGCTCGATTTTATCTTCATCAATATTTAGCTTATTTAGATCAAAGTCATCAGTTAATTCTTCATCATCTAAATATTCATAAATATCTTTTTTTATAAAATTCATAGATTTTTCTATATTACATAGCTTATCTACTTGTAGAAAGCTTTCTCTATTTAATTCAAGAGTATATTCAACACCATTTAATTCAATTATTTCATTTCTTTTCATTTTTGTAATTACCTTTGCCTTTCATTTTATTTATATATTTTTAAGCTATTTAAGAGAGTTTTTTACATTTTGTGATAATTTATATTATCTCTGCAAAAACTCTCTCTAAATGCCTTTAATTTGTGTTATTCAACTACTACTAAAATTGTTCTCTTAAATGAATTGTAATCATTTTTAGAAGCAGTTAATGTTACTACAGTTGAGCCAGCAGCAGCACCTGTAATAGTTAATTTATGTGCATCTGCACCAGTCCCCATAACTGCTGTTGCAGTTGTTGTTGAAGCAGAACTTGCTGCAATTGTAGCATCTGCTGGATTTGTAGTTAAATTATAAACTTTTGTATGATTTGCTGCACTAGAACTTGCTGCTAAATAAATTACTTCATCAATAGCATCTGTAAATACTACTGTATCTTCTACTAAAGGATAACAATTTTCTACATATACATCAGCAGTTGTTGGTGTTATAGTTAATTGTCCTTGCTCTAATGAGTTGATTCCAGTACTATTTGCCATTTTTGAAACTGTTCCACTATATTTGAAACCTGTAAAATCTGGTAATAATCTTAAAAACTCTACAACTTGTCCTTCTACTTCTTCAATAGCATTTAAGTTATCTCTATGTAAGTAGAATGGAACTGTCTTTTGTGGATTATCTTGTCTACCTTCAACACCTGTTGCTTGTCTATTACCAATTGCTGTTTTATCTAATAAATTAGGAGTAGAACCATTTTCACCAGTTTCTTCTACTGGTAAAAAGATTGAATATTTTCCATTTGCTTTTTTTGATAATAAAGCACTACCAGTATGTTCACTTAATGCTCTATCTTCAATACTATTAAATTTAATCATTTACTAAATCATCTCCTTATTATATTTCCTCTAACATTTCCTAATAAACCTTGATATTGTATAACTTTTCTTAATATACTTGTATCAAGATTAGGTTCTGGGCTATCCTGTGTTTTTTTCATTCCCATTATATTTCCAAAAAATTGAGTTGTTAGTCTACTCAATTCTTCATTTATCACTTGTGAAGCAGTCACAATGCTTGTACCATTAATTTTATCTTTTGTATATATATTTATTGTAAAATAAATGGCATCATATTTTTCTATTCTATCTACTGTTCCGTTATCTGTATTTGTGTTATTACTCATATAAAATACTACAGTTGGAAATTTTGAAACAGCATTACTATTATATTTAACTACATTAGGATCATATTGAGAATGCTCTTTGATAAATTTTTTATATTCATCATAAGTTTTTTCGTAAAAATCATAAATATCCATATAATCATCTCCTATAATAGTCATTTACCCATTTTGGTAATTGTGTTTGTATTTCGTTAGCAGTATATCTATATATTTCAAAACCTTGATAACCAGCAGTTTGTATTCCTGTAGATCCTAGAACTTCTTTAGGTAAATACCACCCAAAATTGTAATTTTTTATATTATATTTCCATGAATTAGAATTACTTGTCATATCTCCAATAATCCCAACACCATATTCAAAAGCAAGTGCTATACTAAATTCTCCATTAGGATAATTTTCTATATTATTTTGAACACCTTTTACATTAGCTGGTATTTTGGCATCATTATATATAATGAAGCCATCACTTGTATCTTCTATATGATTACTATTCATATATAATTGAATGCTATCATCATTTGTTGTTCCACCTTTTAACCTTGAATTCATAACTTGATTTAAAGTTTCCCAACATTTATTTTTTATGTACTCTTGAAAATTTACATCAATTTTCATGTTTTGCATTTTCTTTACTAGCTTTATGTGTTCATCTAATTTGCTAACACTATCTATATTGGTATTTATTCTAAACATTTTTATTTTTCATCTTTATTTGAGTTATTATTAAAGATGTCTTTTTTGTTTTCTTTTACTTCTTCATACATAACCCATTCTTTTGTTCCTAGAAAATCTCCTGCTATTTCTTTTTTTACTTCTTCAATAGCACCAGTTTTTACATTTTTAATCTTAACTTTATCCATTTATGACTCCTCCTTACTATTATCTTTTATTAATTCCTCAAATACTACCATTATTTTTGTGTTTTGAGGTTTATATGATTTGACTATATAATTTGCATTACTCCCATTTACTTTTTCACCTTCTGGAGTTGCACCATATAAATATGCTAAATCAAACTCTCCAAATTTACCTATATCTTTATAATCAATAAGTAAACCCACTATTTGTTTGCTTGTTTCTCCAAAAGCACTCATATAAGATTGTAAATCTCTCCAGTTCATAGGTTCATAATTTACTCTTCCAAAATAATATGGTTTATTATATTCAATTATTTCATTGTTATAATCATCATATATTATTTCTTTTTTAGTAGCAATATATAAATCTTTGTTCCAGTTTTGAAATACACTATTTTTAGGATTGAATTTCTTCATCTTCATCACTCTCTTTGATATAACCTATCATTGGCTCTATTTCATTTCTTAATTCATTACTTATATATGTACTATCTCTAGTCCATGACAAACCATTTTCTGCATAAGATTTTAATCCTATTGTTCCTATTTGCTCGTAAATTTCAGTAGCACATCTTAATTGCCAATTCCAATATTTTTTTGGTAATTCTATATCCCAGTTTTCTACATAAGGAAATCTTAAAGAAAGTCCAACATATTTGCTATCTTCAAGAAGCCTATTTAATACTTTAGTATAAGTATCATTATCTGTAAATATACTTTTATCATATTCTATTCTTTCTTTTAATAAATCAAATTGTGTTCTTGTTGAACTTTCCATAAGTATCTCTCCTTTATCCTTTTATTATCCTCTTGAAATAATTCTTGCTACTGGAATTAATTTATCATCAACATATACTTTTGCAGTACCTGTTTTATCATTATTAGCAAGTTCCCAGTTAGATCCAGTTTCAAAATTTGCATTTGTTGGTGATACAGTTCCTGTTCCTTTATAAGAAATTAAATATGGTACTACCATTTCTCTTATTCTTGAAATTAAATCTGTTTTACCACCTTTGTCGTATGGATCACGTGCTAATTCAACAGCTTTATTAGTTACTAAACCAATGTTTTCATATTCAAAGAATCCTTTTTGGAAAACATAAGTTGTATATGCATTGTAAGTAGTAGCATTATCTCCAGAACCTTCTGTTACTACTTCTACTGGCATATCGTCATCAACAATAACTAATTTACCATTAAATTGACCAATAGTTAAATCTCTTTCAATACCATTGCTATCAGTATATTTTAAGAAATCTATTAGGTTTAATCCTTCTAGGTTAGTTGATACTGCACTATGCATAAATGAAATATCAAATTTTCCTTTTTTATCTCCAGTTGCTTTTTGTGTAGCTCTATTCATTGTATCAGCAGCTAAATTTGGATTTGTTTCTGCTGTAATATCGTAAGTGTGTTTTGTAACAAAGTCACCATTAACACCACCAGTCATTGAGAATATACCTTTTAAAATAGATAATACTGTTTCTTGACGTCTTTCGTCCCAGTAATCTTTAACTTCTTGTGCTTCTGCCATGAAGTTAGTTCCAGTTACATCTGCACTAAAATCATATTCTCCCCAGCTTTGTGCTCTACCATAACAAATTTTTCTTTGATAGAATGTATCTCTTTCTGCACCTTTTGGAATATTAGTGTTTCCATCATAATTTACTGGTGTTCCTCCTAATCTTCCTTTGATTGGTGATAATACTGCATATCCACCTGTTTGTTCACTCATTAATGTTCTATATTTATTTACATTTGTAAATAAACCATTTTTAATTAATGCATTTTCTTTTGTACTTGGTAAAGTTTCTAAATATTTTTCAAAAACCTCTTCATTAAAAATCTTATCTCTAAATTTTTCCATTATATTTTACTCTCCTTTTTTACTTTAAATTTTCTAATCCATTAGGATTTTCTGCTAACCATTTATTTTGTTCATCAGCACTCATATTGCTAAATTTTTCAAAATTCATAGCATTATCATTTTGAGTTACATTTGAAATTGTTGGTTGAACATTTAACTTTGTTAAATCTTCTTGTGTCTTTTTTGTAACCATTTCTTTTTGACTATCAAATTTTGCTTTTAATTTATTAGCACTATCTATAGTCTTTTGACTATTGTCACTTACAACTAATGATATTAATTCATCATCTAAATCTAAACCAGCTAAAATTTCTTTTGCTTTTGCTGTATTTACAATTCTTCTAGATTCTCTTAAATTGTTTTCTGTTTCTTTTTTCATTTGATCTATTTTTTCTTGTTCTGTCATGTTTGCTTTATTAATATCATCAAGTTGTTTTTTTATAGTGTCATAATCACTATACTTATTGTTTTGCTCTGTTAAACTATTTACTTTACTTTCTAAATCCTTAACTTTAGAACTTTCGTCTATGTGCCATTGATTTAGTAAGTTTGTAATTTGTTCTTCTGTAGCATTTTCTCCCAAAATTTCTCTTGCTTTCTCACGATTCATCATATTATCTCCTCCTTAACGCATAGTTTTAACGTGAAACTAACAAACCATTAGAGATTATATTAGGTGGGATAGTTGGAGTTGCACCAACATATTACTCTTATCTCCCATAAAGGAAATTCTTTTAATTTCCTTGATTTTCATTTTGAGTATTATCTTGAATTTGATTAGCTAATTCATTTGTCTTATTTTCATTGTTATTTGTATTTGTTTTTCTTTTATCAATTTCTGCTTGTATTTCTCTTTGCTCTTTTATATAAGCTTCTTGCATACGTGTAACACTTAATGGATCACTAAATAAATTTACTACAGCATTTCTAACTTCTGGAGGTATTTGTGCTGTTGCTAAATTTAATAATGCAGTTGTTTTAGTTAAAAGATTATCACTTAAATCTCTACTAAATTTAATGTCTATATCACTGGCTTTTAAAGATTTTATTCCACTATTATTAATAGATTTGCATATTTTAAGAATTACTTTTAAAGCTTTTCTATCACACTCTTTAAAATAATTTTCTTCATTTTGTATTCTTACACTAGCACTTGTAAAACCTTGACCTGTTAATACCGCTTTACCTGTTTCTGCATTACTTATTTCACCACTTTGTGTAGCTTGTGGAACACTTAAAATACTATGTAAAGCACTTAATTTTCTTAAGTAATATATTTGTGTATCTAAAGATTTTAATCTGCTTTGTAATAGCTCTACACTTGCTTTCTTTTGGTCTGTTGACTTAATTGAAACAGCACCGTATTGTTTGATAGCTTCCATACCTTCTTTATTTACTTCTGCATTAGTAAATACCATTATTGCATTTACAAAGCCTTGAATATCATCTTTATCCATATTTTCTACATCATTAATATCGTTTAAAATATCTTTAACAATTTCTAATAAGCTTTCTCTTTTCTTATTAAAATAATATTCAGTTGCTACATGGATATTTAATGTTCTTGGTTTAGAATCTATCACTTGCAAAGAACCACTTTTATTATTTATTGTATATTGTCTATTTCTTGTATAAACTGTATATTCTTGATATGGAACTGATCTATTTTCTGGTTTTCCAGTTTCTGGATTTACTTCACTAACTATATATTGCATATCAGTATCAACAAATGTAAGTAGTTGTTCATGATAAATAGAATTAGAATAAACTATTTCTGTATGTAAAACATCTAAATTTACTATATCAAATGGTGCTTCATCATCATCATTAAATTCACTAGCAACATTATATCTAAAACCTCTACCTACAG